ATAGCGGCTGTGGGGAGGGACGCGAAGTTAGCGGCGGTGCCATCAGGTGTATACCCGCCGGACTCAACCTTTGCTACTGTGCCAACAGCCTTGGTCCTATTCAGGATGAAGGTGTAGTCACCAATCGTCTGGAATCGGTAGTCGTCGTTTGGGGAAGTGACATCCAGATAGCTCTTGCCGTCAGGGAAGGTCACCGTCTGTTCAGCACCGGTCTCTACATCAACTACCTTCAGGTCCCCGTTCATCGCAATGATGAGGTAGCGGTAGGTGTTAGACCTGTCGATGAAGTGCGCCTTGGCCTTGTTAGGGGCGGCGATGTTGACAGCAGAAACGTGTTCAGTAGGAGGACGCTTCTGTAGGCCAGACATGAGGCTGGGCCATGCGTTCTCCATCCGGCTGCACATAGTGGAGAGCCGGAGAGATGGCGGCTGCTGTGAGACGCCGCCGACCAAATTAACAAGTGAGCCGGATATTAGCATTAGATTACTCCTCGTGAGAAGGCTCCACGCATGAGCATGGAGGAGGTGCTGTAGCTGTCGTAAAGCATGTTGCGATCCGACACGTCAGACTCATCACGGAGAAGGTTCAGCCAAGCCCGTTGCTCATCTTGGACGTTAAACTTGTAGAGACTGTCAGACCCAAGTAGACGCTGCTGGGCAATACGGGCAGCCGCGAGGGCTATGTACTGCTTGGCTGCAAACGGGAGGTCATCGAAGGGTAGACCAACGAATACCTCGACCGTGATCGGGTCGGTGAATGTGTAGGCGTTGTCCGTGCGATTGAACAAACGAAGTCCACGCTGGATCACATCAATGTCAGACGAGGTGTCTACACTGTCTACACGGAGTGTATTGTTCGGGAGCACGAGCTCGTTATTAGTGTTGGGGGAGAGTATGTACTTCTCGATGTTCCAATGCCAGCCAATGGCCTGCACTGATCGTGAGGTTTCGTCGATAATGTCCGAGATAACCTGAGCGTCCGGGGCGGCGCTATCGAGAGTAGAGATGGGGGGTTCACCCATTGACGAGAGGCAGATGTTGACAGCCTGTAGCTTCGTCATGGGATTAACGTAGGTAGTCATCTATGACCTCCGGTAAATAGGTAAAGTATGAATAAAAGAAAAAGTGGGGAGAGCCGAAGCCCTCCCCGTGTAAGGATTAAGCCGCCTTACGCAGTTCGATGATGCATTCTGGACGAATGACGCCGTGCATGAGTGTTCGCCACAGGTCGTTAAGCTGTGACCGCCTTTCGGCTGCTGTAGGTCGCCCTACAGATCAGACTATATCTTTCTCCGAGATAGAATATATTGAGCCGCTTTGATTATTTTTTCAGGATCGTCGTGGAAGTGTCCAAGCCCTGAATTACAGGTTGGACAGAGCAGTCCACGAACTTCGCCAGTTGTGTGACAGTGATCTATGACAAGCGGATTCGTTGTGTATTGTTTGTGCACAACCTCGGATGCGTGTATACCGCATATCTCGCAGCGGTTGCCCGCTCGGGCGACGAGGTTGTCAATATCTTCTACAGTAATATTATACCGATGAGCTGCCTCTTTCTTGTTCCGACAGTCTTTACATTCGGTTCGATGTTTTCCATTATCCTTACGGAAGTGGAAGGCATCAAGAGGCTTCGGCTCATCGCATATGCGACAAGTCTGCATGAGAGCCTCCTCGGGGTGGAGAGGCTCAATACATTCTTCGGAGAGTTCCCATTTCAGACCACTTGGTCTTACTCCCTTGCGGGATAGTCGTTACACCTTCCTCTTGCGAGGCTTGGCTCGGTATTGTCTCATAGAGAGGTCCACCGAATTAGAGAACTTTGCTTTGCGGATTACTCCGCAGAGGGGCCATAATTAACCCACGGCCATCTTCGAAACCATCAGGGTGCCCTGACGGCGGATGTCGTATGCGCTCTCGGACTTCAGGTCCAGGAGCTTTACGGTGCCCATTGCGTATGGGTGCATGACCAGAGCCGCAGTGTCGGAGGCATCGACCTGGTACTTAGTACCGAAGTCTACAGTGCCGGTGACGTGGTTCTGGGCGAGGTTGTTGGTCTTCACGACCTTCATGCCAGCGACGTTGATGACGGTGCCATCTTCGTATGCGCCGTTTTCGGAGGTGAAGTCCTTGTTCAGGATTTTGTCGTTCGTGACTAGGCCCCAGTAGGTAGCCGGAGATACGAAGACGTAGCGATCCGATGCCGGAATGTTCTTCTCGTCGAGGGTCTGCGCCGCAGCGTAGATGCCATCAACGATCTGCTGAACAGTCGGGGTAGCGCCGATGTTGGTCGAAACCGCATCGCCTTGCCCAACTGCGCCTGCACCGATACCCGACGGGTCGCGAGCTGCCTTAACAGCCAGCGAGAACAGGTTGCGGTCGTAGGTCTGGGCGAGTGCTTCGCCGCAGCCACGGGCGTATTCCGAGCGGACCTCGTAGTGGTTCTTTGCCTCGTCGATGTTCGCGATGAACGCCGAGCTGATGAGCATGTCGTCGATCGTGACGACCTTCTCATCGTGCTGGACAGCGTTGCCGGTGATCTCAGCACCCGGCGTGTGGTAGGCAGCCGAGTTGCCAGCAATAGCGGCGAACTGGGCAGACTTACCGTGCGACAGGTTGCGAACACGAGTCTTGTCCTTCATAACGCAGTTGTTATAGAAGACGGTCATCACTTCGCCGGACCATACCTTCAAGAAGAGGGCATCGGTGTCACCAGCGCCAGCGACCTGACCAAGACGGGAGGGAGTTGCATTAGCCATAATAATATTCCTTCTGAAATGAAAAGTGGTTGATTAAGGATTAGGGTTGAAATGTAGCACTTCTCACGATCTAGTTATCCACCTCCTCACACCCCGCAGGGTTGGGATTAGGGCCAGAAGGTTTGGTTGTTCTACTTGTGTTTGGGCTGCTTACGTCTGTTAGCAGACCGGGTTTTAATGGAGAGGTTACTCATCCGGTTATCGGTGGGGTTAAGGTTCTTGTGATCCACCTCTTTACCCTTCAGAGCTTTCTCTCCATGTTTCTTTATCATCAAACGCCGCGCTCGTTGCCGCATTATGTTGGCGCGACGGCGCTCTGGCGTCCGCGATGCTTTATACTCTTTATCGTAATCACGGGCCATCGATGTAGTTCCTAGAATATGTCGCTGTTGGCGAGTTTCTTCTCGACCTCGCGACGGAACGCCGGATCAGAGCTGTAACGTGGATCAGACATTTCAGCTCGCATCTCAGCAAGTGAACGGTAGGACTGTGGGGCAGCCTGGGCGGCAGCACCTTTGACAGACCTCCGGGGCTCAAAGCCTTCCGAAGCATCGAAACGTGCCTTCAGACCAGTCACTGCCATCTTGGCGGTGTTCAGGTCGGCACTGTTTACAGCCCGGTTGTAGGCCTCGATCTCTTCAGGTGGGAGAGTGTCCGCAGCCCACTCAATCATGGACTGGTAGTTCTCACCACCGCCGACGGTTTCAAACACCTCGTTCCGCGTACGGTCGAGGAGGGCTTCCTGCCCCTTGATGAAAGCATCGACTACGTTCTTAGGGATGCCGGACTGTTCGAGCTTTGCATAAGCATCCTCGCTCAGTTCTCCCGCTTCCCAATACTCTCTACTAAGGTCATCAAAGTCCAGTCCCGCTGCTTCTGTAGCTTCGCGAGCTGCTTGCTCAGTCTCCTCTTGTGATACTTCGGTGTCTGCTTCTTCTGCGTCTTCCGGGGTATCTTCAGTCGGGATGTCATCCGCAATATTCTGACCTCTGCTTTGTTTCTTCTCCAGTTCGGAATAGGCTTTGGCCATGTCCTCGACGGAGGCGAACTTTTCAGGTAACCATGCTGGACGATCCGGGTCTACCGGGTCTTCGAACTTAGAAGCCTCGTCCTCGAGTGAAGGGTTGTACTCTTCATCGAAGCTCTTGATTTCCACGCTTTCGGTTTCTGACATTTATCATTCCTGTGGGGATGTGGCTGCGGCCTCGTCGGCCCGTGCCTGTTGATCTGCAATGCCCTTGACTACGTTCGGTGCGGCCTTTCCTGCCACATCGCCCATCATCTGCTGCATCTGCTGCATCTGGGCTAGTTGCTGTGCCTGCTGCTCCTCCTGCATCATCTGATCCTCGCTCTTAACGAGCCCAGCGGCGTCGATTCCGAGGGAGGTTGCTACGCGGGAGATGTAGTCACCGGGGTTCATGTATTTTGCTAGGACCTCAGGGCCGAGAGGCTGGAGTGCCTTCAGCATCGTGAGGTACTTGTTTAGATCGTGTCCACGACCGAGGGCTTCCAGACCTGTGACGATGGCAGGCTTCACGACACCCTTGGGGAGTGGCGGGAGGCGCTTGGCCTTGGTCATGCGGTCCATGATGCGAGTGACGAGGGGCATCTGGAACTCTTGGCTCAGGATCGAGTAGACGCCGCCGAGGGCATCTTCGAGCTCCGAGGCCATGAACCTGATCTCCTCTGCGGTCACACGCTCGGCTTGCCGTTGCACGGAGGAGTGCATGAGGAAGGCAAACGATAGGCGCTCAGTGATGGTCTTGGCGGCTTCATACGCGATCCGCATGTCGGCCTGCTTCTGGGTCTGGATGGCGGCTACGTCGTCGGCCTTGCCGATAACGATGTCACCACTCTCTGCCTTCGTGATGTCCCGCATACGGGTCACCCCGTTCGGGTTCAGCAGGAAGACAACCTTCGCAGCAACAGCAGACGCCTCGACAACAGCCTTCGAGAGGCCTTCGAGGGCGATGAGGTCGCCAATGTATTCTTCAACGTAGGACCGGCCATAGTCGTTACCGTCTACAGGGGTCCAGCGGAGGGCCATGAACGGGGGCTTCTCGATAGGCCATGAGCCCTCGGAGCCAGGTACACGCTTCTTGGCGATCTCCTGATACATCTTCCAGCGGTTGTCGTCACGGAACCAGCGGGTGAATATTTTAACGTTGCGGTCCTTAGACACGTCCGTATCGTCCTCCTCGTCGTCCGACAGGAGGGCACGGTCTTCCTCTGACAGCATCTCGCGGGACACCTCGTCCTTCGCGATAACCTCCAGGACGTTGCCCATCACATCACGCTGGACGACGTAGCTGTCCATACGGTAGACGCGAATGTCACCATCCGGCGGGAGATAGATCAGGACGTTGCCGCCAACGATCAGGTGCTTCAGTGCTAGGAAGATCGGGGACCGTAGCCCGGAGGCTTCGATCTCGGACTGGACAGCCCGTTCGATTTTGTTAAGCCCCTCGTCTACCATAGCTCGACCACCAGGCCGACCAGTCATCTCATCGAGGGTGAAGTCATCGACGATAAGCCGGAAGAAGGGAGAGTTGGGGGGAAGGAGAGACAGTAGTAGTTTGGAGGCTAGGTTATTCACTCCTCGTGCGCCGATGGACTGCCACGGGGTGTAGTACTCTGTGGTAGGTCCGTGTCCATCAGGAGGGATCAGGGTTGGCTGAGTAAGCTCAGAACAACGCTGCGCCCTCGAGAGGAACGACCGGCGACCATCTTCAAGTTGCGAGTATCTCGCTTCTAGTGTCTTATCGCCTGTATTCATTGTTTAGTCCTTATATGGGAATTGAGAGGCCGCTAGAGCCACCACTGGAGGAGTCGGTTGGGATACCAAGTCCATCGGTGCGGTACTTCTTCGTGCCTGCTGCCTTGTTCGCCATACTATCCGCTGTCTTCGGAGCCGTGTTGCCAGGAGCGGATTGCTCAAGTACCGGAGGAGGAGCTGGAGGTGGCGGCGGAGGCGGAGCGGGATCGGGGGAATTTCCGAAACACATGTCACATTTCTCCTAGTGAGTTTTGAGTTAGTTCGTTGTAGATCATGCGGAGATGACGGGCTACGCCGACCGCTCCACGGTTCATCCAGATTTCTCGCTCAGTTTGCGTCGGCTCTGGGGCCGTGTCGGGATAGAGCTTCTCTAGATACTTGATCAGCTCTTCCGAGATGTAAGGAAGTTTGTCTTCGTCCATCATATTAAATCTCACAAGTTCGGATGCCGGTTGAAGGATCAAAGGTACAAGCCTCGGCCTTTGGTTCGTCCTCCTTCGGTGCATTCAGGATGCCAAATCGTTTACCAGAGGCTCGGAATGTCGTGAGCCCTTTGGCTCCACCTTTCCAACCTTGGATGTACAGGTCCTTGAACTCATCGAACTCCACGTCATCGCCTACGTTACACGTCTTCGAGACGGCACTGTCCACAAACCGCTGGGCGGAACAGAGGACATCAACGTGGGCCTTTGCATCCACCTTGTCAGCAGTGACGCCTTCAATGGCGAAGTCCCGGTAGGCATAGTCCTCGACACGTTCTACTCGGGGCCCATCAAAGGTCTGGATCGTGCGGTCATAGTGTAGGAGGTACGGAGGCTCGATGCCGGACGAGACGTTATCTGCTGTGAGCGAGATGGTGCCGGTCGGGGCAATGGAGGTGAGGTGTGAGTTACGCATACCGAACTCCTCGATGGATCGAAACACACTGTCTGGGAGTGTTTGTACGAAGTTGCTCTCGAGGTATCGCTCTTTGTCGAACAGAGGGAACGAACCCTTCTCTTCAGCCGTCCATGAGGAGGATAGATAGAGATTGGTGTTCAGGTCTGCGAGGATGTACGATTGCTGTTGTAGGTATTCTGGGGAACCATAGCGGAAGCCACAGGCCTCTAGTGCATTGGCCATCCCAGTGACACCGATGCCCATCCTGCGTGTGGCCTTGGCCTCACGCTCCTGCTGATTGAGTGGGTAGATGGTGCGGTCGATCACATTGTCCATAGCACGATGGACAGGATAAATATCACGGATAAGCTGATGCCTATCGAAAATGCGATTTCCTTCATTATCGTTCTTGACATATTTCACCATGTTGAAGGAGCCAAGAAGGCAGGCTCCGTATGGTGGTAGGGGCTGTTCGCCGCAAGGGTTCGTAGCCTCGATAGTTTCACAGTAACGAAGGTTGTTCATGCGGTTGATCTGGTCGATGAACAGAACACCCGGTTCTGCCCAGTCCCACGTACTGCGCATGATGTCATCCCAGAGGTTGCGGGGGTCGATGTAGCTGTACACCTTCCCGTCGAACTTCAGTGGAAACTTTTCACCAGCTTCAAGGCACTGCATGAAGTGGTCGGTAATGCCTACCGAGATGTTGAACCCGGTTAGCTTGTCAGAGTTATGTTTAGCCCGGATGAACTCCTCGATGTCCGGGTGGTCTACACGGAGGACGCCCATCTGGGCACCCCGGCGATGACCGGCAGACGCAATGGTTTGACACACTGCGTCGAAGATAGCCATGAAGCTGATAGGACCGCTGGCTCTGCTGTCCAGCGTTTTGATACGGTCGCCTTTCGGACGGAGGCGGGAGAAGTCATACCCTATGCCTCCACCCCTACGCATGGTCTCGGCAGCTTCTGCTGCACGCCCCATGATGCTGTCCATACTGTCTTCGATTATGCCTGAGACAAAGCAGTTGTAGGCGGTAGTTACTCGTGGGCTACCTATTGCAGCCTGTACTCGGCCTGCTGGTAGGAAGCGCATGTCCATCAGGATGTCAGACAATTCGCGGAAATGATCCCTGCCATCGGAGAGGGCTCCGGCGATGCGATAGATGCACTCGTCGAAGCTCTCATTGTCTAGCCGATACTTCATGGCGTGGATTTCTTTGGAGATTGGTAATGACGGTCCACGCCAGTTCTTCATATAATTCGATCCCTAGTTAAGAGTTGTTGTTGGAGCCCGCAGTACGAGGTCATCTAGTACGGGCGGTTTATAGTTGGGGCCTTTCAGAATTTTACCGTCGGCCCTACGGACGGGATTACCGTCCTCACCTAGCTTGGACATGTTAGACGCATGTACACGCTTGAATGCCTCATCGAAGGCATCATCGCCTACAAGGTCCAACACGGTGCTAGTCACTTCGTAAGCAGCGCTGACCGTGATGGATTCGTAATCGGGTACTTCCCGAAGGTCTTCAACATCTTCAGTCGTGGACCGCTCAAGGGCGGTGAGGAGGCCTGCACAGACGTAGGCGAGGTCTACACACTCCTTCAGTCGGTCTGCATCAGTAGATGCGGTGAGAACCTCTTTTGCTTCCTCGTAGATTAAGCCCTGCCACATGTGTAGGTCAGTAGATGCGTCGAAGAAGTCGAAGAATTGTGCTAGGCATTCTCGCTGTAGTTCCTCCAGTTCATCCGTCGGTTTTGTCATGTTACTTCCCATCGTTAATAGAAGCCTTCAGGACCCCCAAGAGTGCATATGCCATCCTCGGTGTCAGGACGATTAGCTGGAACTCATCATCCCCATCGTCCGGGTCTTCGTACTGTTGGAGGAGCATCTTCCCGTCTTCGGGAAGGAGGGAGACCTGTAGGTCTTCATGGTCTGCGTCATCAGATGTGATGCGGTAGTTGTAGGTCTGGTCTTCCAGGACTTCGAGAGTAATCATCGTGTGATCTCCACATCACCTTCCAAGTGGCGGATGCGGAACTCGATGTAGCGAATAGCCTTACGAAGGTCCTCGACACCGTTCTTATCATCAGCACGCATGCAGTACTTAACGACGTTACCCATCCAGAACGGCATGTCGTTGCGCATGATGAAGTTGATCGGCTCGATCTTCCACTTGGTGTAGTGAGACGGTTTGACGACAGCGTCGGTGGGAACGGCTTCGCCTGGCTCCTTAATCACCCGATTGGCCCAGTCCTCGAGGGTCTCAGCGCGGGCTACAGCGTCGGACATTTCCATCTGGTAATCCTCCTGAGCACAACGGCTGGTGATGTAGGGTTGCGGGGCATCGAGTGGGTAGGCGGGTTTACTTTCAGCCGCGATCGGCTTGCTACCGAAGTAGGACATGTGGACTCCATAAGGTGAGTAGGTATATCGGGGGCAGATGTTGCAGCGGGTCTCGCTACATTTACCTTCGCTCTTTACGCAGTGGGTGTCGGCTTCCAAGGGATCACCTCCTGTTTCTCTTTGTTCCAATCGGAGGCTTGCAGGATGCGAGCCATGCGAGCTTGTAGTAAGGCATCGTCTTCAGTAAGGCCTGCCTTGAGGTAAGCATTGACTACAGAGGTCCAAGACAGTTCTTTGTTTAGAATGTCCGCTGCCTTCTTTGGACCTATATTGGGACAGCCGGGGTAGTTATCGGTGCTGTCACCAGTCAGGACTTGGGTATAGAACCACATATCTGTTCCGGGGGAGCCGCACTCGATTACTGCGCCGTCCACGAGGTGCAGGCCGGGTATCTGCATCAGGTCCTTATCGGCGGACCAGATAATCATCTCACGCCCCTTAGAAGGGGTCGTTGCTAGGATGCCGATACAGTCGTCTGCTTCCAAAGTAGGCTTGGTGACGATTAGACCTTCGTTACGGTCGAAGACTTTCTGGACGAAGTGCTTGTACCCCACCGGCTTCCGGCTCGCCCTGTTGGCCTTGTAGGCAGGGTAGAGGGCCTTGCGGAAGTTATCCGATGAGGAGAAGCATAGCGAGTACGAGCTCGCGTGTGCAGCGTCCACAAGGTACTCGATCTGGTCGTCAAACGAGATTTGAGCTTCCTTGTGGTCACATGTAATCGTCCAGACATCGGTCTCCCATTCCGTCTCCGTCTCAGCAGCAGCGCATGCGCGGTAGGCTACTATGTCGGCGTCGATGAGGAGATGTCTGTTCATGGATTAGCTTTCCTTCTGTTCACGACCAAGCGGGACGCAGGCATGTTTGATGTTTGCGATCTTCAGCTCTTTTGGGATCGAGGTGAGCACCCTGAAACGCATCATTTCGCAGACTTCATTCGATGGGGTAAGGGTGACCTTGTACTTGATGGACTGGGCCTCTCCGAGTTGAGGGGCCATCAGGAGGATGATTACAAGTGCGTACATTATCGTTCTCTTTCGCGTATGAGGGTGTTCACAAGTGTGATGAGGGTTGACATCTGCCGAGCTGCTGTATGCAGGTTTGCAGCCTGTGAACTTAGGGAAGTGTTGGGCGCATCTTTCAACTCAGCGGCCAGCCTGTGTAGGTAATCCGCTGTGCGCCTATACGTCATGAGCGTATCACTGTGCGTTTCTTTATCCATGCTTTCGGTATCGCCATTCTTTGGTTGTGAGCGCCATCTGACATCGTGGCTGCGATGATGACCTGATCTTTGTCTTCGTGGATCGGCCAGCCTATTGTGACGCACTGGGCTACTGGAGCCGTCTCTTGTCCGACAGTCTCGTAAGACCAGCCAACGGATGCGCAGGCATCCGCCCACTCGATCAGTACGGGTTTAATCTGCTTAGTCTTTGTCATAGAATGGCTCCACGTCGATTGAGATGAATGTTGCGAGTAGCCACAGGAGGATCAAAAGACCCAACATGAGGCCGCCTATTGTCGCGAGTGTGTACAGGATTATGTTACCTAACATCAGTGCGTCTCCGCCCAGTTGCGACCAATCTTGAACTCCCCACTCAAAGGAACACGGAAGCCCAAATCTTTACCTGCGTCCTCGATACAGCGAACACAGAGTTCACCAACCTCCTGAGCCAGGTCAGGGGGACAGTCGATCTGTAGTTCGTCATGGACGTAGGCGACTTGGTGAACCTTGTCGGCCCACCCTCTTTCTTTCAAGGCACGGTTGAATTTGATTACCCACACCTTCGAACTGATTGCACCGGCTGACTGCAACAGCGTGTTCAGTGCCGAATGTTCCGATCGAATGTGGAGGCGTCTGCCATCCATGCCTATTAGGTATCCCCGCTTACAAGCAGTAGATACTTGGTTCATGAGGCGCTTCAGTGAGGGCAGGGCGTCCAAGAAACGGGTCTTGAGCTTCTGTCCTTCCCTCGCACCCTTACCGATGATGCTTCCTAGTTTCGCAGCACCGGCTCCGTAAATGAGCCCATACGCAAACGTCTTCGCTTGTTTGCGAGTTTCCAGTCCAGCCTTCTCTTGGTTGGCTGCATGGATATCGCCCTCAAGGAGGACCTTCGTGTACTCTGGGTCATTCATGAAGTGTGCGAGACACCTCAACTCAAGTCCGCTCATGTCGCACCCGACCAGCACGTTGCCGGGAGAGGGTTTGAACAGTGAGCGGAACTCCTTTCCCCAAGGCACACCGACCGCAGGCACTTGGCCTAGGTTCGGGTTACGATGGGAGCAACGACCAGTCACTGTACCGCCGGTGAGTACCTCACCATGTAGGACACCATCGCGTTCCAGTTTCAGGTAGCTGTTCTTCCCCTCGGACAACATCCCCAGACGTTTCTGTACGAGGAAGTATTCGGAGAGGAGCTTTGCTTCTGGGTACTCCAGCTCGGAGAGGACCACCTCGTCCACCTGGGGCTCGCCACCCGGTGTGAACTGAGTTGGCTCCCAGTTGTACAGAGCTTTGAGACGATGGGCGATGTGATGTCGTGAGCCGGGGTTGAACGTGGTGAGCTTGATCTTGTTGTAAGCATCACCCTTCGTCACTCCCCGACACTTGTTGTTGACCTTCGGCTCCATGAAGCCATCAGGTAGGTAGAACGGTTGGAACGTGTCCTGCAACTCCTGTTCGAGTTCGTGCTTCCGAACCAGCAGTCGAGCATTCAGCTCTTCTGCCGCCTTCTTGTCGAAGGTGAAGCCGAACCGCTCCTGTGCAGCCGCTATGTGAGCAATCTCGTGCTCAATCTCGACGGCCTGTTGTGACAGTGCGGGGTTCTCGATAAGTACTTGGTGCAGCCTTTCGGTGACTTCCACGTCCCTGACGTTGTAGTCCAGCATCTCCTGAGAGAAGTTCTCCCAGCCGCCTTCATACTCGTCCTTCTCAAACGACAAACGCTGGCCCCATGCTTTCAGGCTGTGGCTACCAATCAAGGTGCCAGCCAGATAGCCTCGTTCCCGATCTAAGTCACTCAGATTTGGAAACAGGAGACGAGACAGGATCAGCGTATCAACCACCCGGAACGCCTCAGCGTTAAACCACGGGTGGAGCTTCGCAACCAGTGGAAGATCGAAGGCCACGACGTTGTGGCCGATCACCTCATCTGCTGATTGCAAAACCTTGAGACCTTCTATCACCTTGTGAGGTGGATATGCTCGGGTCTCTTGGGTATCGATGTCCTTCAGGACAAGACAGTGTATCACGGTCGCATCCCAAAGGAGGCCGTTACTTTCCAGATCGAATGCGACACGTTTCATGTTTATTTCCTCGGCGTGTGTAGTGAGCAGGATTGCGCGACGCTCACGATTGGGCGTCTTACCGCTGCGAAGTGCGGCGGTAGTGTAAGTGTGCAGTTAAGAGTGAAGTCAGCCCCATAGGGCTCACCATATTTACAAGTCTGGCACGTCACCACTTTTGGAGATGAGGTACCAGAGGAGCCCGATGAAGCCGAAGAAGATGGCTCCCGCGATGATTTCTTCGATGCCATGTAGATCGGTCTCCATTAGGCTGTTGCGGTGTCTTCGAGGAAGTAGCGAGTGTAACGCTGCTTGGTGATCGGATGTGTCACACCCCGGCTAACGATGTTGTAGCCAGCTTCCCTAAGATCGCGGATGCGACGGGTCAGGCTCTGTATCGAGTAGTCGAGGAAGGCCTCGCGCTGGGAGATAGAGCCGGTAGCTTTGATGTGCTTCAAGATGCGGTCGTTCTGTGTCATGCCTGTTCTCCTTTTCCATCCGTTGTTCTCGGCCTTCTCGCAAAGCCGAAGCATGTGTGCGTGTAGTTCCCGCCATCCGGGGTTCTTGATCGTGTTGAGTGCGGCCTTATCGGCCATGTCGAACAAAAGGTCGTGGCTCAAAACGGTATCTCCTCGGTTGGTTGTGGGTGTACTTTCGCGAACGTGTCGGTGAGCCTCCCCGTCTCGGCGTCATAGAACAAAGAGCCTGCCTCGCCGGTCTCGCCGGAGAAGCGGTTCTTCAGAACACGCATGACGGTCTCGTTCGGGGTGTCACCTTGCTGGTTGCGCTCGAGGCCAATCACGATGTCGGAGAGCTGTGCGATTGCATGGCTCCCACGAAGCTGTGACAGGCTCGTGTGCGCTCCCTCTTCATGGCCCTTACCCTCCGGCCTGCGGAGGTGAGAGACGATGATGAGGGCGATGCCAGTCTCCTGAACAAGGGTCCTGAGCATCGTCATGGTGCGGTCGATGAGTCTACGCTCGTCGCCGTCACCGTCCATCCCCGAGACCACGATCGATAGGTGGTCGAGGAAGATGGTCTTGCAGTCGAGGGCCTTCGCCATGTAGCGAATGCGGCTCAACAGGTTGTCCACGTCGGTAGAACCGAAGTGGTCGTAGAGGTACACTCGTCCGGTACCCAAGGTGGCGTTGTAGGCCTCCCTGAGCTGATCCCCGTCCACGTCGGTCGCATCGATGTGCAAGCGCCTGTTCAGGTGCAGGCCCATCAGTGAGAGGGCGGTGGTACGGATACTCTCCTCGAGCATGATCATCCCTACCTTCTCACCAGTGTTGACGAGGTTGTAGGCGATCTCTCGAACGACAGCAGACTTACCTA